TGTTGATTTCAACGCTCAAGGTAACCTCACCGATTCAGGAACAGTTGGATACTCTCCTATCAAGTGGGTTGTCAAGAACGCTGTAACAACCTCAGTCGCGTAACGCCCTAGAACGCAGTAGGGGTGGCAGGTTGAGCGCGCTTTGCCTTCGCACGCTCCCGCACCCCTATTGCCCTTTTTTGCTAGGATAATCTAAAGGCAATCTATCGAAAGGCAAAATATGTCAAAGAAAATTACATTAACATCGGGCGCAACAGTTACTATCAAAGATGCAGAAGATTTGAAGGTAAAAGATCGTAACCGCATTATGCGGGCTGGCGATAAAGGAACTGATGCTGAAAAAGGCATTGCTATTGGTAACGCGCTTCTTACAACAATTATCAAGGAATGGTCTTACGACTTTCTTATTCCATCAGTTAAGGAAGAATCTATCGAAGAATTACCTATTAAAGATTATGTAGAGCTTATGAAACTTACAGAAGATTTGACCAAAGATTTATTTCCTGATCTAGCAGACACAGATAAAAACCGCACTAACCCTGATAGCCCTTTAGACGGCTCGAACGCCTAAAAGGATTACTGCAAGGGTTTCAACGATCATCTGATCTTGATTACCCTGATGTTGAGTGGTTTTACTTCAAGTTTGCTGATCGGTTCGGCTGGACACCTGAACAAGTAGATAATTTACCTGCCGGGCGTTCGGATTGGTTGTTGGCAATCGCCGACACCGTAGAGCAGGTAAAGATTGAGCAGATGGAGAAGAAGTGAGCGACAACCTTCCCGAAGTTACTGCGGCTCTTAAGGCTTGGCAAACGCGAATGGATAAAGCTGCCGAACTTTCTGCTAGACAAATTTCTATTGCTGTTTGGAATAAGGCTAAAAGTCTTACTAGCGAAACTGTAAATCCACCTACTCAAACTAAAAATAGGTTGCGCCATAATCCTCATATTGGCGGCAATGGCACACCACCTAACTACGCAACAGGAAATCTTAACCGAAACATTATTGCCAATTCTGTAATACGACAAGGTTTTGGAACTTATGTAGCAAGCGTTTCTTCTAATGCTGAATATGCTCGCGCCGTTGAACTAGGCTCGTCACGATGGCTAAGTGGGGTAAAATACCCATATATGTATCCGGCGCGCGATGAAATCGTAAATTCCGGTAAAGCACGAATGATTATGACCGGGTTTATTAAAGCGGCAATGGGGGGATAGTACATGGCAGGTGAAATCCCTAATCTTAATGTAGAAGTTCTTGTTCAACTTACCAACCTGACAACTGCGGTCAATGAAGCCGTAACAGGAATGACTAAGATTTCTACTGCTGCTAAAGAATCATCGGAAAAGGCTTCATCAAGTTTCACCAAACTAAAAGATGTAATGCTAGGTGTGTTCGGTGGAAATCTTTTAACTTCGGGCGTAATGGGGTTACAAAAAACTCTTAGCGAAATGAACCTTGCTGTTCAAGATGCACAAGTAGAGTCAAATCGTTTAGATACTGCTCTTAAAAATAGTGGCAACACTAGTGCTTTTGTTAAAACACAAGTAGATGCAACGGTTAAATCTTATGCCAATCTAGGTTTTACTCACGCCCAAGCAGCACAAGCTATGGGTACTTTGGTTACTGCTACTGGAAGCGTTATCGAATCCACAAAGTTAATGTCTATGGCAGCAGACTTGGCTCGATACAAGCACGAAGACCTAAATACGGCTGCAACAACCCTTGCTCGTGGTACACAAGGTTCGGTTAAAGCATTTAAGGAATTAGGTATAACCCTTGATAGCACCCTTCCTAAAAATGAAGCCATTGCAAAAGCCTTTGATGAGTTAAATGGCAAAATTGGTGGACAGGCTGTTGCTTATACACATACTTTTGCTGGCGAAATGGCAGTATTGAAAGAAAGATTTAATGAAGCGGCATTAACTATTGGTAATGTGTTGTTCCCAATCGTTACCAAACTTCTTGAAGCGTTTAATGAGTTATTTAAAGTTATTAAACCATTTGCACCTGAATTACTGATATTAGCGGGAGTTGTTCTTACCGCAGTTACGGCAATTAAGGCTTATGAGGCTGCAATGCGTATTGTTAAAGCAGTACAAGAGGCTTGGACTATTGCTACCTATCTCTATGGCGGTGTTCAATTAGATGCAGTAGTAGCAACAGATGCTCAAACCGCTTCTCAAAAAGCATTAGCGTTTGTGCTTAATCAAAACCCTTGGGTAAAAGTTGTTGAGGTTATCGCTCTTGTAGTCGCTGCTTTTGTTGAACTTTGGAATCACAACGCTAAAGTACGCGACATTATGATTACCGTAGGCGAGTTTGGCATTAAAGCATTTGGCGTAATTATTCAAGTAGTAGGCGACCTTGTAACTGCCATTATGAAATTAGTTACTGGGCCTATGAAGTTAATGCTAGAGGCTTTATCTTTTATACACGCTCCCGGTGCTAAGCAAGCACTAACAGACTTAAACGGGGCAATTAAGGACACAGGCACTTGGTTTGATAAAGCGGCAACCAGCGTTACCAACTATTCACAAAATCTTGAACAATTAAGAAAAGCAACATCTAGTTACGGTATGCAAACCTTAGATGGCACTTCTACGGCTGATACTGAAGGCATTACTGGTAATGTTGCCGGTGGTAATGTTAATAAAGCTGCTACTAAAATTAAAAAAGCCCAAGACGATATGAAGAAACTTCAAGACGAACAAGCCAAAATCCTTCTTGATCGTCAGACAAAGATGGATACGGCATTATCTGATTTACAAACAAAGCAATTAGATGCTCAAACCAAATTTGATCAAACCAAACTTGATATTGAAACAAAATACCAAGATGCAATAGGAGTCGCTACAACTGCTCATAACGAGGCTATCGAAAAGGCTAATCAGACCCATCAAGACAATATCATTAGCATAAATCAGGCTGCTCTTGATAAGCAAAAGGCGATTATTCAGCAATCCATAGATGCTATGACTGGCGGGTTTGCCAGCGTAACTAAGTTTGACCTTGCTAAATCCTTCTCAGGCACAGGCACAACTAGCGGTCTTATTGCCTCTATGCAGAATCAACTTACACAAATTCTTCAACTGCAAAAGGATGCTGGCGATCTAGCCGCTAAGGGTTACTCACAATCCTTTATCAACCAAGTCATCGCCCAAGGCCCATTAGTCGGCGATCAGATGTCACAGGCGATTCTGAACGCTACCCCACAGACCGCCGATCAAATTAAGTCGCTTTATGCTCAGATTGACACCGTTTCTAACTCAGGCTTAGACACTCTTGCTCAAACAATGAATGACGGCACAACCTTTGCTACTTCGGCTATGGCTAAACAGTATGCTCAAGTGGCTGTTGATCTACAGAAGTCTTTGGCTGACGAAAACGGCAAGTATCAAGACTCTCTCAATGCTGCTCAAGATACCTTTAATAAGGCTATGACTTCTGCCGGCAACGCTAGAGATTTGGCACTTCAAAAGGCACAGCAAGTTCTTACCGATTCTTTGACCTCTGCTCAACAGGCTTACGACAAGTCAGTTAAGGCAATTTCAGATAGCACGATGTCTAAGCTCGATGCCCTTATTGCCAAGATGCTTACTGCTCAGGCTTTGCTGGCTAAATTAGGCGCGCCAACTACAAGCGTTCCTACAACTGGTTACAGCCCAATTCCTTTGCTACCTGCAACAACCGCCAATGTCGGGGCAAACATCGGAATCATAGATGCCAACATTGCTTCTCTCGGAAAGGCAGTCGGCGCGGGAGTAACGATCAACGCTCCAATCACCGTAGATGGCTCTACCGCCCCATCTCAGATTCAAAGCAGCGTATTGAGTTTGGCTAAATTGGGTGCGCTTGCTAATGGCTCAGGAACGGGGTACTAATGGCTACTGTAACCTCCCTTAATCCCTATTCATTTGCTTTTAACGGCTTTGTATTCGGTGGGGGTAACTCTCCCTATCAGGTGCTATCTATTGACGGCTTAGAAGCCCTGCCAGCCCTTCGTGTGCAGGACTCTGACCGAGGCTATCAAGACGGAATGTTTTCAGGGCGCGATTTCTTCTCAGGTCGCACAATCACCGTAACAATGCAGATTCTTTCAGGCAATGGTCTAACCGCCCAAGCCAACTTCAATCTTCTTAGGGCTGCCCTGCAACCTCAGCAAACAGGAACGACCCCACTTCAATTCCAACTTTCAGGTGGCGAGAACCTGCAATACATCAACGCGCGTGTGCGTAAGGCAATTTCTACGATTGACCCTGATTACACCTACGGCAAGATTAAAGCTCAATTCGAGTTCTTTTGCCCTGACTTCCGTTATTACGACAACACAACCCAAACAGCAACAATGGCAGTTACTCAGCCTTTGGGTCGCACATACAACCGTACTTACAACCTAACCTTTGGTGGCGGTTCTCAAACTCAGACCGCGACTATTACTAACAACGGCGATACAACGACTTATCCGATCATTACCATTTACGGGCCGATCATTAACCCTGTTGTCGGCTCTACAACAAGCGGTCAAAACCTTTCATTCAACTACACAATGGGTCAGTCAGACATCATCGTTATTGACCTACAGAATAAAACCGTATTACTCAATGGAAACCCTGCGCGTAATTTATTGCTAGGCTCGTCACAATGGTTTGCTGCTCCACCCGGAACTAGCCTTTATTATTTCACAGGCACAGGTACGACTATCGGTCAGACCAGCGCAACTGTACAATGGAACAATGCTTACGCATAAGGAGATGAAGTGACACTACGCACACCCCCAAGTTGGTTACAAAACGGCTCACACCCTGCCGAAAATGACCGCCTTACAATGCAAGCTCTGTATTCGACCACAGGTATCATTGGCAGCACTTCATTAGCCGTTACACAAAGCGCAACGCCGGGTATGTCGGTTCTTATCGCATCAGGTTGGGCAGCGATTGTTGGTACAACCCAAGCCAATATGGGTGTTTATACTTCTTACAACGATGCTTCTGTAACCGCTTCTATCGCTACCGCTAACGCAACTAATCCTCGTATTGACCTTGTATGCCTCACAGTTAATGATGCTTATTACACAGGCTCAACTAATAACATTGTTGTCAATGTAGTCACAGGAACACCTGCAAGCTCACCTACAGTTCCAGCAACCCCCGCTAACTCAATCGCGCTTGCTCAGGTTTATGTTGGCGCAGCAGTTACCTCGATTACAAACTCTAATATCACCGATGTTCGCGTAGCCGTAACCAGCAATGTAATCTCAGCAAACAACATTGCGATCAACAATCAAACAGGAACAACCTACACAACAGTTCTTGCCGATAACTCAAAACTAGTTACCCTTGCTAACGCTTCTGCTATTGCCGTGACTATCCCGCCAAATAGCTCAGTTGCCTATCCAATCGGCGCACAAATTACTCTTGCTCAATATGGCGCAGGACAGCCAACCATCTCAGGCGGTTCAGGCGTAACGATCGTATCAACTGGCGCAACTGCGGCTACACCTAAACTTCGCGTTCAATACTCCACAGCCACTTGTATTCAGACATCCACAAATACTTGGTTGGTGGTTGGAGATATAGCGTGAGTAAATTAGCCTTAGACCCTGTTAATCACCCTGCATTATCAAGCGCGCCTACACTTCCAACATTACGCGCTGGCGATGTTTATTACGATACAACGAATGGATTACAGGTTTATAGCGGTACATCGTGGAGTTCGGTAGCATCTACTACACTTACAAACATTGACGGCGGTATGTCAGATGGGGTTGCTCCTTATCTAGCAGGTCGCGCGAACGCATCAGCAACACAGACTATTAACGGAGGCAGCGCATAATGGCAGTTGTAACCCAAATCCAAAATCGCCGCGATACTGCTGCTAACTGGGTAAGTGCTAACTCAACTCTTGCTGCTGGCGAAATCGGCTTTGAAACCGACACACTTAAATTCAAGATCGGTAACGGCTCATCGGCTTGGAACGCACTTGCTTATTCCAATCCCGGCATATACCAATCAACCCCTACTTTTAGCGGCAACGCCTACACCCTTGTAGCCTCAGATGCAGGAAACTTCCTGCTTGCTTCTAACTCAACAACTGCTGGAACGCTTAACATTCCTACCAACGCCTCTGTTGCTTTCCCTATTGGAACGCAAATTACCGTTATGCAAGTGGGTACTGGTTTAATCACAATCCAAGCAACTACATCAGGCACAACCACCGTGAACTCAACAGGTGCTACCGCTATCTCGCCAAAGCTACGCGCTCAATTCTCCTCAGCAACTTGCATTAAGACAGCCACCGATACTTGGTATGTTGTAGGAGATGTTGCCTAATGCCTATTATTGGAACAATCGCTTCAGGTATCTCAGGTCATCTAGGACTTGCTATTGACATTCTTGTAGTTGCAGGTGGTGGCGGCAGTGGTAGTCCTTATGGTGGCGGTGGTGGTGCTGGTGGATTAGTTTATTTTTCTGCTCAAACAATTTCTCTTGGCGTTTCCAATACTGTAACAGTAGGCGCTGGTGGCGCAGCAGTTGGAGCAAATACCAACTCTGCTAATAATGGTTCTAATTCACAATTTGGTTCATTGACTGCTGCTGTTGGTGGTGGTGGTGGTAATGGTGGTTCACTAAGCGGTAGTTCAGGTGGTTCAGGCGGTGGTGGTGGTGGTTTAAGTGGTAGCCCTGCTGGTGGTTCAGGAACTTCTGGTCAAGGAAATTCAGGCGGTAACGGTGCTTCTTCACCAAATAACAGCGGTGGTGGCGGTGGTGGTGCTGGTGTTGGTGGTAATAATGCTGGCTCTAACGCTGGTGCTGGCGGTGCTGGTGTTAATACATACTCTACTTGGGCTAGTGCAACTTCAACAGGTGTAAGCGGTTACTACGCAGGCGGTGGTGGTGGTGGAACTTACGGTTACGGCAACGGCGCTGGTGGCGCTGGTGGTGGTGGTGCTGGTGGTTCTGCTCAAGGAGGGGGGATAGTTCCAACGGCAGGTACAGCAAATACAGGTGGTGGTGCAGGTGGTGGTGCTGCTGCTGGCGCACCAAACACAGGTGCAGCTGGTGGTTCAGGCATAGTTATCACTCGCTACGCTGGCGCACAAAAAGCTTACGGCGGAACTGTTACAACCACAGGCGGATATACCTATCACGCATTTACTTCTAGTGGAAATTTTATTACATCAATGCCAAAAGCAACTGGTGGAACAATCAGTTATGCAAGCGGATATTGGTATCACGCTTTTACTTCATCAGGAACATTTACTCCTTCTAGCACTCTAAGCGCAGACATTCTTGTAGTTGCAGGTGGTGGTGGCGGTGGTTATTCATACGGCGCAGGTGGTGGTGGTGGTGGTTTTCAAACATTTACTTCACAATCTCTTACCTCTAGCGTTGGACAAACTGTAACTATTGGTGGCGGTGGTGTAAGCGCAGGAAATTCTGGTGGTGGTGGAACAAATGGTTCTAACTCACAATTTGGTTCATTAACTGCTTCAGTTGGTGGCGGCGGTGGTGGTGCAGGTTCACTTATTGGTCAAAATGGTGGTTCAGGCGGTGGCGGTGGCGGTGGCGGCGTTCCAGCCGTTTTCCCTGGTGGTACTGCAACAACAGGACAAGGTAACAATGGTGGAACTGGTAATTCTAGTTCTCCTGCTGGTGGCGGAGGTGCTGGCTCTGCTGGTGGTAATGCCTCTGCAGGTAGCGCTGGTGGCGCTGGTGCTACATCAGCAATATCAGGTGGTTCAGTCACAGGTCTTGGTGTATTAGTTTCAGGTTCTTATTATTTTGCTGGTGGTGGTAGTGGACAATCAACTACGCCAAATTCAGGCGGAACTGCTTGGCATACTGCTGGTGGTGCAAATACTGGTGCTGGTGCTGGTGGAGATACTGGTGGCGGTTCTTATACTGGATTTAACGGCGGTTCAGGCGTTACAATTATCAGATACTTAGCATAAGGAGAAGGCAAAATGAAAAAAGTAACACCTATAAAAGAAACTAAAGCTACTCAATGCTTTAGTTATGAAGTTATTATGATGGTTCATGTTATTGCAGATGATGAAACTACTGCAAAAACACAATTAGATGAAAAGGGTGGAATTGTTACTAAACGAGAAGTTAAATTGCTTAACTCAACATTTCTTTATGGAGAGGAAAAATAATGGGTCATTATGCTCAAATTGAAGATGGAACAGTAACTCAAGTTATTGTTGCCGATACTAAAGAATGGTGCGAAGCCAATCTAGGTGGCACTTGGGTTCAGACTTCATATAACACTCGCGGTGGCGTTCATTATGGAGCAGATGGCAAGCCTGATGATGGCGTAGCACTTAACTTCAATTATGCTGGTATTGGATATAAATGGGATGGCACAGGATTTAGCGCCCCACAACCTTTTCCATCTTGGAAACTAGACAAAGCTACTTATCTTTGGCAAGCCCCTACTCCAATGCCTACCAATGACAAGGCTTATTCTTGGGATGAAACAACTAAGGCTTGGGTAGAGATAACTACTCCTAGCGCGTAATTGGTAGGCTAGCCGTATGGCTACCCAATACCGTTACCTGTTTGCAGATTTACTGACTAACTCAATACTTGCTGAGCTACCGCTTACAAGCGTTCAGTTTTCTCAGCAACTCAATTCTGCTGGAACTTTCAGCGCGACCTTGCAGTTATCAGGTATCAACGCGGCTCAACTCAATGTTGCCAATGCGACTATCCCTGCTCGCACCGCAATCTATGTAGATCGTGACGGCACTCTAGTTTGGGGCGGGGTTCTATGGACTCGTACCTACAACTCCAAGACTCAAACCATCACCCTGAACGCAAGAGAATTTGAATCCTATTTCGAGCGTAGGCGCATAACTACCGATACTGTTTTCTTTGGCACAGACCAACTCACCGCCGTACAAACCATCGTCAATAATGCCCAAGCAGCGACTAACGGCAATATCGGCATAGGCGTAGGTAGCGAAACATCAGGTGTCACTATTGTCCGAACCTTTTACGGCTATGAATACAAAACCGTTATGTCGGCTATTCAAGACCTATCTAAATCATCTACAGGCTTTGACTTCAATGTGTATGTCTATTACGACTCCAACGGCAACCCTGCAAAACTTCTGCGCTTAGGTTATCCGCGTTATGGGCGCAAGTATTCAGCGACTAATCCATCTGCGCCAGTCTTTGAACTTCCGGGCAATATGGTCGAATACACTTGGCCCGAAGATGGAACGATTGCCGCTAACTATCTCTACGCGCTAGGGGCTGGCTCTAACCCCGGCAGACTTATTAACACCGCATTTGATGGAAGTAAGATCGCTGCTGGTTGGCCTTTACTTGAAGAACAAGCTAACTATGGCGATGTATCTGACCCTACCCTTTTGGCTAACTTAGCAACGGCGCAAGTAGCAGTTGTTTCCTACCCGCCAACCACAATCAAGATTGTCGTTCCACCAAACCTTGACCCTATTTTTGGCTCATACGAGGTAGGCGATGATGCGCGCGTAAGAATCCTTGACGATCGTTTTACTTCTCAGCTTGATGCAATCTATCGAATTGTAGGATTTGCTATTCAAGTAGGCGAAAACAATCAACCTGAATTAGTTACAATTACGCTGACAACGACTACGAACTGAGAACTTATGCCATATCTTAATTTCCCGCCAAACCTTAAAGATATGTTTGATGATATTTATGCGCGTATTCGTAAGTTAGAAACTGCACAAAGATTTACTGTGCCAATAGTTACGGCTGACCCTTCTAACTATCGCAATGGCGATATGTGGTACAACTCCACAACTAGCACTCTTAAGTTTGTTAATTCGGCTGGTACAATTAAGACAATCACGCTGACTTAATAACCCGAAAGGGCGCAACTTATGACTGCAACAGACTGGGCAACTAT